AAAGATCACTTGTCGCCATAGAATTTCCTGATGTACTTTGAGGAGTAATTGCGTAACTTAAAAGAGGCGCTACGTTGCCTGTGCCTAATGCCAAAGCAGCTGGTATAGGATTATTAATAACAGATTGACCAATGTTTCCAGCTGTGTTTACTAAGCTAGAAGCTGTGTCAACTACAGGAGCAGCTACACTGCCTACCGCATCTTGAATGCCAGAGAATACTCCCCATCCCATAGTTAGTCCTTAGATTGTGCCGTTAGAGATGACATTACCGATAACAGTTAAGTTACCGGAACCGTCTAATTTAGCTAAACTAGTTCCGCTAGATTGAATGTACAAAACACCAGCAGCCTCAACAAAAGCAAAGTTAGTAAATGAACCCTCTGCTTTAGTGGCAATAGCGGCTTGGATATTGTCAAACTCAGTGTTGATCTCAGTGCCTTTAACTACTTTAGCAGGGTTGCCGTGACTAAGGCTGTCCTTGGCTGCAAAGTTAGTACTTTTAGTATAATTGCTCATGATGATAAAATCTTTCCGTTCTTAGCGTGAATCTCTAGTTTTTGAATGCTCAAGGGTGCTCCATTAATGTAAGCTTCGTAGCCTGTCTGAACCACTTTACCTGAACCTGTCGGATAAGCTTTCAAAACAGTAAGAGCTTGACCGCTAGAATAGTCAGCCCCGTAATTGTATTCACTTTCTCCGTAATACGCAATATTATTAGCAGGAATTGTTACGTTTTGTGAATAAAAATTACCAGTAAAGTCGTATCCCCATTTAAATGTCAAAGCTTGACCGTTACCTCCAATAACAGTTACCAGTAACGACTTTAAAATAGAGGTAACCGATGGAGCACCAAAGTCAGTGTGATTAGTGAAATATTGGAACTGGTAGTTAGCAGTATTGTCTGTATAGCCGGTATAAGTAGCAACATAACCAGCTTTACCTAGCAACAAAGTACCATCTTGCTTGGCACAGAAGCTTGTGGGTTCAATAGAATCCCATGTTGTTACACGGGCTGATCCATCTTGCAACTGAGCTTTAGTGTCAAAACAATACACTTGTTTAGCGTAAGGAAGAGACAGCAAATAGAAAGCATCAATAGGAGAATAGACAGCTTTAATATCCGCTAATGTCTCAGCTTGAATGTAAGCCAATAGATCATTACGTACATTCTTGCTTAGTTCACGAAAAGGAGCTGACTTCTCTTGAATAGTGCGTTGAAGGCTACGAACACCTGTTTGAGACAAGAAGACAATATCTGTACCTGTATAGGCGATAGAGTCTCTAGAAATACAACCAATACCTGTGATAACATCTTGCAACGAGAAGGTAGACGCTGAAGGATCCATAGCACCTTGATATACCAAGATGTTATTCTTACCAAAAACAAACAAGAAGCCGTTGTGAGCGCCTAGTCCAACTACAGTGTCTCCACCTTTAGGCCACACAGTTGTAGTGTCTAACGTACCTGCAAGACCAGTAGACCAGTTATAAGGCTGTTTAGTATTGCACCATTGAATAGTTACTTTATCTGTTACAGAGCCTACATTCCACAAACGACCATAAGCACTGATAACAGCGTTGCCTTTTTGAACAGTTCCTGAATAACTGCCCATTTCAGAGATACGACGATATTGTGTCGTAGATGTCGTAGGATTGAACTCAAGAGGATCGTAACCTTCTTGGAATAGGTAAAGACCTCCACCAAGGGAAGCCATCTGCCAGTTACTAGCTGTAATCGTAGGAGCTGTGCCGCCACCACCATAAGTCAATTCAGTAAGCGTAGAACCTACCAATTTAAATAGCTTATTATTACCTGCACAGATGGTGTAGCTTGTACCGTCTACAGTGATAAGTTCACCGATAGCTTTAACGTTAGCAGTACCAAGAGCAGCTAAGGTTGAATGGTTAGGAGTCCAACCTTTACGAGCACCGATACGACCATATTGGTCAATAACAGCGTTGTTAGCTGTCAAGGCAAAACCAGAGGCTAAGTCAAGACTACTATCCTGCGTATTCAGGCCATAGAAACCCGGAGCAGAGATCGCATAAGCTTGAATTACTTGTGACATTATGCAGGAACCCAAGCATCATTTTCAGGTGAACGAGCAAGTTCAAGAGCGATCAAATCACCCAAGGACTTCTTAGCCAAAGCGTAAGCTTCTGAACTAGCCAAACCACCGTCTTCACCACGTTCAACCAAAGCACGAGCCAAAGCATTCAATACGATAGGTTCTTTAGGAAGTTTAGTTGTATCGTAATCGTTAACCATGTCATCTTCTGGCACGATCAAGCTAAAACGGATGTTATAGGCTGCATCTGGAATAGGCCAGAACTTAACCATAGCATCGCCATTAGAATCTACACCACCAAAGATATAAAAGAAGGGAGTAGTCTTCTGTGGGTTAGCGGTTCCGTAAGCTTCAATATCAAGCGTAGCGTGATCCATAGGGTCAAGGACATACTGACGGCTTGTGTTGATAACGTCCATGATCTTGCAACGGACACCAGCGCCTGTAATACTGTAACCAGTATACTGATTAGCTACAGTAGGGACTGTAATAGCTGTGTTAAAAGCATCCCAATCGTAAGCATCAGCAGCTTCACGTTTAGCGTCATTGACAAACTTACCTACCAAATTGCTAAGTGTGTTTTCAGTGACTGTCGATACAGTAGGCTCACGTAGACGTACTAATACGTCATTAACTAGAGACAAGAAGGTAGGCAAAGCCATGATTAATAGCCTTTCTTAGGCTTCTTCTTTGTCATGCCAGCTTCTGACATAGCGATAGCAACAGCTTGCTTCTTGTTAGTCACAGCAGGGCCTGATTTAGAACCTGAGTGCAATTCACCAGCTTTGTACTCTTTCATCACCTTACCGACTTTAGCCATCTTAGCTGATTTAGTTTTAGGTTTAGTTGCCATTTTAAGTGCTCGCTTTCGCAGTGATAGTGCCTGTGACATAGACTGTCACGTTAGCACGAATGTAAGGAGGAGGATTGGTAATAGTAATCAAACCATCAGCAGTGATTGCAGAGCCGATAGTTGCCCATGTAGCATTGTCTACGCTGCCTTGAGCGACAACAGTAGCTGATGTAATACCTGAAACTTGGATAAAGGCAGGCTTATTGCTGTCTGTACCCATTGAAGGAGAAGCGCCTGTAGCTGTGACAGCGTTTAAAAGAGTAGCCAATGCCATATAATTAATCCTTATTTTAGGAAGTGGAGGTGATACTTAGCTTGGTCATAAATACCTACAGCTTCGTCGATGATGTTGTGAATAGCTGTATTCTCACGAGGACAGATCTTCTCACGGTTAGCTTCAATCCAATCAGTATGCTTAGTCAGTACATCCAACAATGTGCCTTTGTGTTCATTAGCCATCAAAGGAACATCAATCAAGACACCGTAGCAACCTTGATACTTCTGAGCGAACTCATCAGCAGACTCGATGATTGCATTGTAGAAATCATTAGTAGCTGAATGCTCAGAGAAAGAACGAGTCTTCAAATGGATACGGTGAGCTAGATCACGAGCAAGGAAAAGAAGGGCAACGTATTTGCCAGCGTAGAGGGTATTCATTTGAAGAACCTATCAATAAAAAATGTAAACAGGCCACCAACACCTGAAGCAATGGTCATGCCCATCCAGAAACCACCTTTAGACTTGTTGGCTAGCTCTAAAAGGCATTTAACATCTTTGCTAAGGTTATGCACTTCACCTTGTAAAGCTTCTACTTGAGCTTCTAGCCGCCCAAACTCACGTGCTGAGACCTCGTCCATTACTCCACCTCTGGTGTAGTTTCGACCTTCTTAGGACGGCCTGCTTTCTTAACAGGAGCCTCTTCAACTGGAGCTTCTTCGATTACAGGCTCGTAGTCAGGATGACCCTTCATGGAGTCAATATCAACTTGATGTTCAAATGTAACTGTTTGCCCACTGAGGAGGCATCGGAAAGTTGCTGTCATGGTCTTCACCTTATAGATAGGTCAAAGGGGACTCCTTTTGAGAATCCCCTTCAATCTAGCTATTAAGCTGGAACAGCCAAAGCAACTGTAGAGTAGTCACGCAATTCAGCAACACCGTACAAAGTGTCAGCAGTGAACAGAGTACCGAGGTATTCTTGTTTGTACTGAGTTTGTGAACGGATGCCTTGTTGCTCAACCAACACGTAAGCGTCTTTGTGACCCATCAGAGCGATACGGTCAGTAGTCGAGTTACCAGCAGCGGTATCGCAGTTAGTAGACACGAACACTTTCACGCCATACACATCACCGATTTCACCGTTACGGATGGTGTTGTTACCGCCTTGTTCGCCCACGAAAGCTTGTTCAGTGAAACGAGCCAAGCCCATCAAAGTGTTACGGCTTGATGGAGGAACGATGAAGAAACGACCATCCATAGGCACATCGTTGTCATCCAAACGCTGGATAGTGCGACGAATAGCGGCATCAGTCAAAGCAGCAGCGTTAGAGCTAGAGCTGTTGTACACTGTAGTACCGTTAGAGCCGATAAAGGCGTTAGTGCTGGTAGCAGAAGTAGCGTAGTCAGATGTGCCGACAACACCACCGTTAGACACACGACCCAAACGGATCAAGTCAGTGTCCACTTGTTTAGCCAAAGCGTAACCAGCATCGTCAGTGTAGAACGAACGCAGGCTAGACAGAGCTTGAGCTTCGACGATGTCTTCGATCATGCGGCTATATTCATAGTAGAT